ATAGCCCCCAATAATACGTTTAGTCCTCTCCAAGGTGTGCATTGATGAATGATTCTTATTGGATCACCTTTTTTATAAATTTTTCTTTGTGGAAAAGAGCTACAACCATTTTTAATAACCATTGATTTTTTTGTGGGTATGTTAAAAAAATATCTAAATTTTTCATAGTTCCAATGACTGTTAAATACATACCAATCATAATCATTATGTCTTCTTTGATCGCCAAAAAACTCTTGTAAGTTGCCTTGGTCATAAGAATTTTTTTGCCATAGCAAATTAATTTTGTTATTACTTAAAGGAACTTTACCAGGTATAGATGTGCATATTTGAAATTGATCTAAAAGTTCTTTTGGGCAGTGCTTTTGTAAAAGCTCCATTTGTATTTCTGTTCCGCCTCTTGGTTTCATATTTCTAATCCTGATGTGAATTGATTGCTAAGTTTACCTTTAATAAAAGTATTAAAAGATAATGATATTCTAGTTTCATTGTTTTGGTTTATATCAACTTTATGATCAAGATGCGAGTAAAAAATTACTAAGTCTCCATTCTTAATTTTGACCCTTGCATAGTCAGCATTTAACTCATTTTCTTCAGACTTCTCAATATCAAATAAATTTTTAATTGGAGATAAAAAAGTAATACTATCATTTTCGTTAACACTTAAATAAAAAACACCAGATAAAAAGCTGTTTCTATGAAAATGCTTATGGTGTGAATCTCCCTTTTTATTAAAATTTAACCATGATTCAGTAACATAACAACTTAAATTATGTTTAGGTTGTATTATTGTTTCAATAAAAAAATTAATTTTTTCTTGTATAAAATTATTAATATATTTAAAATTATTATTGTCTAATATTTTGTTATCTACACTACTACTATTGAATTTATTATTTTGTATTTCCAAACTTTTATCTTGAATCAATTTCTTTTCATCATCACTCAGTAATCTATTTATATTTGATTTATATACTAAAGATGGGAATAATGTAATCAACGAGTCCATTTTAAAGCTACAGTGTATCTATCATCGTTTCTTAGCGGAGTTGCTTTATGCCATACTTCTGCATCAAATATTATTATACGTCCTGGCACAGGTAACACTCCTTGTATTTCATTATCAATTATAAAAAAAGTCTCTCCAAGGTCATCATAATTTTTAGGTTGCGGATTAGCATAATAAAGTAAAGTTTTTGCACCAGGCTCTTGCTCATCTTGATGATAATAAGGTTTCTCATCATGAATAAATAAATTTATATAGGCACGTATTAATTTATCTTTCTTAGAATTTGTAACGTTTAATAAAAATTTTACTAAATCATTTTCTAATTCTAAATTAGATATGAGTCCGGTGTACGGTAGCCCTGGTCCATCAAGTTCTGTTCTTTTATAAGGTTGCTTCTTACAAAAATTAAATATCTCATCAATTTGTTGCTTTGATACTAAATTGTCGAAAATGTTGACGTGTTTCATTTAAGAACAATATCTCCTACAACTAATTTATCAAGTTCAGAATTCTTTAACAATTTTATTGCATGTTCTGGACTGCCAGCTATGGGTTTACCATTATCATTTAATGAAGTATTTAAAAGCATTGGTATACCCGTAAGTTTTTCAAATTCATCCAATAGTTCATAAAAAATCTCATGAGTGTTATTGTTTGGAACGGTTTGTATTCTGCTTGTATTATCTATATGAGAAATAGAGTCAAATACTTTACCTTTAAAAGGCACGCTATATTTCATGTAATTACTTTCATCATCTATGTTAAAATATTTCTTTGCTTGATCTAATTTTATAGAAGCTGCAAAAGGTCTAAATTCTTCTCTATGTTTTACTTTTTTATTAATTATATTTTTTCCATCTTTTACTTCAGGGCTCATCAAGATAGATCTATGTCCTAGTGCTCTTGGGCCTATTTCACCATGACCTTGATACCAACCTATTATTTCTCCGTTTGCTAGATCACCTGCAATAGATTTAATAGTTTCACTAGATGCATCTCGTTCAGGAGCTATATCAGTTTGCCAAAACGGAAAATTGTTTACTTTAAATTTTGGTTGATCATAGTGTTGTCTCAAAAACTCAATGCAACCTAGAGTTAAACCTTCGTCAGCGCAATGAGGTGGTATTATAATATTTTTAAATTGATTTTTTAATTTTGTGTTAGCACAAACATTATGTGCTACTCCACCTGAATAAGTTAAAGTATCTTCTGTAAAATATTTTTTAAAAAAATCTGGGAGTTTTTCTTCAAAAAATTTATGTGAGGTTCTAAGGTAATTTATTAAATTTAACTTTGCAACTCCTTCACTTTTAAATAGTTCAACATAGTTTTTTACATCAAAAACAAATGAACTTTGCTCTATACCTAATTCTTTAATTTTGTCTTCCCATCTTTTATCCTCCAGACCAAAAGACTGTAGTGCCATAGTTTTTCCAGCAAGATCTTCAATATGACCTTCCATACCTAATAAATAACCCATATGACCCATAAAATTTCCAAAGGATTTTAGTTGATCATAGGTATATGATTTTTGTAATTTATTATTTTTAAATATACTTATAGTCCTTTTTAAATCTCCATAACCATCTAAGACAGCATGATTTTTTGTGTCAGTTAACATCCATGATGACAAACTATGTGCATAATGATGATCAACTCTATATATTGGACATTTAAAATCTGAAAACGGTTTGTAAGGTATATCTATTATTTCATACAATTTGTTAGGGTCTTCTTTAGGTAAATATGGATGCCTAAAAACATCTATCACCATTGCGATTGCATCAACCTTATTTATATCTATTCCTAAATGACTGCAGGCATAATACCATCCCTGATAATTATTTGAATTATTATTGTTATAACCAAAATGTTTTACTTGATAATGTCTCTCTGGTTTGTAATATTTGACTGTCGTTCCATTAGAATAACAAACACTTGAATCATGTTCATCTAAACGCAATGCTAAAAAATTCATACAATATTTAAATTACCACTAATAGTCACAGAGTCACGTGATTTTTTCACCATATGTTTTAAATATGCTGGAAATATAATCATGTCATTTTCATGAACTTTTGGACAAATATGTGATGGTATAATCTTGTCTAAGTTTTTTTCTGTTAATAGATCATATGCAGGGTGAAAAAAAACTGTCTGTGGCTCTTTAAGTTTTTCATAAACAATAAAACAAAAATGCGCGCTATTATGAAAATGCATATCTTGAAATCCCTCTTCATATTTGTTTCTCCATATATTTGTAAGTGATATTTTTGTAATACTTAAATCCGATAAACTTTTTAAGATATTATCCAATAGGTATTTTAAACCTTTATCGGATATTTTATTATTTTTCATTGTTGTATCTAATGATGATATCGTACCTGATAAAAATTTTTCTTGAAAATTTTCGCTTATTAATTCTATTTTGTATGGTTCTATTTTTTCTACCCACACAGGTGTCGAAAAAATATCATGTTTCATTTTTTGGTTTTACCAGCTAAAGTCAATCTTGTTACTGTTATTTCAAGATCTTGTCTAAAATCATCTGCAGTTGTGTCAGTATTTGGATCTGCTACATCTGCATCAAAGGCTGCTTTATTTTCATAAATTTTACCAGTCCTTTTATGTTTTATTATTTCTTTTGCTTCTGCTGGTATTTTTTTAATCTCAGTCATTGTTACCCCAAGGTTTAACTTCTTCCATATTGAAGGCGATAGCATATTTTGGACCTTCTTTCAAGTAACCTGTTCCGTGAATTAATGGTGAAGACCAAACAGCTAACGTGCCAACTTTTGGATATATTTCTAAAGCTAAATCAGGAAATTTTAAAGGTGTGGTGCTTTCTGAAAAATAGAGTATACCACTTACATTTGCAGGTTTGTGATCATGAAATGTAGTGTTTTGACCTTTTTCTAATTTGATACCCCAAGCTTCACCCATAAAGCCAGGTGGTATTGCATAAGGTAAACCTTCTAAATTTGATTTTAAAATGTCTACAAATTTTTCATCTTTAGCAAAAAGTTTCCAGTCTGTCATCCCACCCTTAACATTTGTTCTACCAGTAAGAGTTGTTAAATTTTCATCAATACGTTTAATAAAATAATCTATTTCTAAATCTTTAACAATTCCTTCATATAAAAATATTGGCATTGGAACTTTTTTTTCTATTATTTTTTTTACTTCAATCATCTTCCTTGACCTCTATATTTTTTTTTATTGTGACTTTTATTTGGTTTTTTTGCATGACGACCTGGTCTTTTTCTTCTTGTGCGCTTATGATAGGTGTTAACACCAAACTTTGGAGCCTTACCCATTTTCTTGTGATCTATCTAAAAGGGCATATGAGACAATGCCTTGTATCTCATTAGCAGTGCCAGCTGTCATTTTAAGAATATCACTGGCTTCAAGCACTAATGTTTTATCAATTATATTTTCAGTTGCTGCACCAGTTACGGGCTGATTGTATATTCTAAAGGTAGCTGTTGCAGAAGTATCCGTAAATTGAACATTTAAATTTACTGCACCACTTGATCCGTTATTTATTTGTATTTGTTTAATTAGAATAGTTGCATCAGACGGACATGTTAAAACTGAAACTGTGCCAGTGGTGGTTAAATTAATACCTTGATTTTTATATTGTATAGTCATGTAATAAACCAATTAAAACTATCTTGTTCGTTTTTTATATCTTTTTGAAATGAAAAGTTCAATTGATTTTTTAAAGTATCTATAGCCTCAATTATTTGTCTTTGATTTGAAACTTCATAATCTTGTTTTGGTTCTGGTATATATGCTGTAATTTTAGCCATTATCTCATACCGTCAGGTTGTATATCTGCTCTAAAGGTTCCGTATCTCCAAGATTGATCAGTCGAGGTGTTTTCAACTTTTAAACTTGCAAATCTAGCTCTAGCTCTTGTATCTACTTTTTGTGTCGAACTTGTAATAGTAAAGGGTCCTAATGGTGAAGAAGATTCACTATCAACAGGAAAATTTTTTAATAATATAGATATTCTAGCGTCTCCTGTAATGGCTTTGAAATCAGGTATGAATCTTCTCATCGACATAAAAAATTCACCATCACCCCCTGCTACATTTAAATCAAAATCACCGCTTTGAATAAAAGCATTTATAGCAGTTTTATTTCCAGCAGAGTCCACTTGATTTGTGCCTATTTCATGAGCGTAATACGTTGTAGCACCATTAACATTTGTTGCGCCAACTATTGTTGGAAATGTAGGTGTTGCTGTGTCAGAAAATTCAGTTGCATATGGGTTATCAAACAAAGTTGCATCATACCACGTTGTTCTTGCTAAGGAGCCTGTAGTCCATGTCTGCTCATCGTAATTGTAAGTTACAATTCTATCTATTTGTGATGATCCACTTTTAGGATAAAACCAATTTATTTCAGAAAATAAATTATTAACACCAGCAGAAACTATCTCCCCTGAATTGTAATTTATTCCTAAACTGTCACCTAAAGTTGTAAAAACAAAATCCTCAACTAAGCATGGTAAACTTTTTACTGTTCCATCGTAAACAAAAAAACCACCTGATCTTCCCATCCAATAAACAGCACCATTGATATAATAAAGGGCATGCTGTCCAATTAAACCACAGTTAGAACCTACTTGTCTTATTGAGAATGTGAATGGCGGACCAACAAACTGCATTACGTAAGCAGAGGTATCCGTTAATATTAATATATAATCTTTACCTTTTGCTGCGCCAACAATTTTTGTACCTGAGTCTAACCTAAAAGTTCCCGCAGTGTTTGTTGAAGTCGGTGCATATGTTGTTCTATCTTCTTGATCTGAAAATCTTATAAACATTTTATCTTGTGATGGACTTGCTAAACTAGTATCAGTTCCAAGTAATATTAAGTGTCTGTCTCTTTCAGACACTATAGACATAACAGATTGTGTTGGAGCATTTGTTACAGCTACTGCTCTTGTATTAAGCGCATTAAAGTTTGCATGAATTGGTTCCCAATTAAAGGTTTTACCATTTTTGTTGGTTGCAATTAAAACTTCACCAAAATTATCTAATGACCAAGATGCAGGGTCCAAAGTTATTGTAGAAGTTGATGATGCATTACCCCATCCAATAAAACTAGATGCATCTTGAACTTGCGCTCCGTTTGAGTGTGAGGATCTTGTTGATCCAGATACAGCTCTAGATATACCAGTTAAATCATTGGATGAAACTCCAGAGTAACTTATTAATTCAGATCCAACTAAAATTGTACCTGATGTAGGAAACCCAGTCGTTGAGGTCAACGTAATATTTGTTGCAGACCCGTTATTACCGTTTGTGTCATCAGCTAAAGCTCCGTTTAAAGTTGTAGTGGTAGCTCCTGCAACAGTCCCTGACCATTGCCCAGTTCCCCAACCAAACCCAAAAGTTTGTGTCAAAGGTCCAAACCCCGCGTATGGATTGACTGTCGCTGCTCCGGTGGCCGTTGTCGTGCCTGATGCAGCAGCTGCTACTTCTATGGTAAAACTATTTGATGTTGCAGTTAAAACTTGAAACGGATTGTCTTCAAAAACACTTGTGGCATATCCAGATCCAGTCGGAACAGTTACAGATGTAAATGTAAATAAATCACCAGCAACTAAACCATGCGCATTTAAATTAACAGTTATTGTTTGAGGTGCGCTAGTGGAGGCTATGGTAAACGTAGCTCCAGTTTTAGCAGAGTCTAACGGAGTTATGTCATAAAATGCGTCTCCATAATAAACGAAAAGACCTTTATGTGTTCCTATGGCTGAGTAAGCTCTTCCATCTAAATCTGCCCAAACATGTTGAGCTCTAGCATTGCCAACTAAAGTTGAGGATGTAAGTTGTTCCCAACCTCCAATTTTTTCTGGTAAACCATATCTAAATCTTACAAAGTCTCCATCAGTCCATTGTCCCTCAGCACCAACTTCTGTAACTTGTTTATTAAAACCAGGTCTTATTTGTACATTTCTTAAAGGCATATGCTGTATTATATCAAAAAATTAGATAATGGTAAGGGTCAGCTCTTTGGCTTATAATTTTCTGGGGGTGCTTTTGTTTGCATTCTTTTTTGGACATCTACAGGTAAATTGTCAAATATTCTCCATAAATACATCATTATTATATCAAGACAATCCTTAGTTTTTTCAACATCTATATGAAAAGTATTGTCATTTTTTTTCATGATCTTCATCTCTTCATCTGTCAATTTTAATTCAATACTACCATCTTCTCTTTGATTAATTTGCATTATAAGGCATCCCATATAGTTGTCTTTTATCTTTTACAAACATTTTGTTAGGTCCGTTTTTATCAACATAATGTAAAAAACATTGTGCATGATAATCAGTATCTAACTCTTTTCTAGAGTGTTCATCTTCAATCCCTAAATAAATTACACCATCTCCATGATTTAAATTTATAGCTTTCTCCCCAATATATATTGGCCATGGTTTTTCAGAGCTTGAACCAATTGATATGGTTACAGAAATTTCACAACTGTTTCTATCTTTATGTGGATTTAAACATGAACCATAAGTGTACATACGCCAGTATGAGTAAGTCGGTAATAATTCTAATCCTGTGTTTTCCTCCATTATCTTTTTTTTATTTAACATTAAAGACTCAGTAAATGGGTCTCCGTAAATAGATGTGTCTTGATGATTACTTAGCCCACCCTCAAATTGGTTTACATTTAGTCTATTTCTAATTCTACAATAATCATGAGCTAAAGAAACTTCTTCCTTACTGAGTAAGTTTTTTACAACTTTGTATCTAAAATCTTTTCTTATAGTGCCCATGTTACAATAGAATATCTTGTTCCTGATTTAATTGGTTGTACCATATGTGCATAACAAAAAGAACTTGGAAAAAAAATTAATTGATTTGCTTTTTTTGGAACAACCATATTATTTTCACGCCATTGAAAAACTAGATCTCCTCCCTCATAATTATCGTTTAACATATATATAATGCTCATAGATCTTGGCACAGTTGGTCCACTATCAACATGTAAATCAAACTTATGATTTTTATCATATTTTAATATTTCAAATGGTTCCCAATTATTTAAAATTAATTGTGGATGTTTTTTCATATAATTATGCATGTGAGTTGTAAAAACGTGTTCTAAGAAATTATGCCAACTGACTGCAGACATACTATCACTTATTCTTGAAATAAAATGACTATTAACATCTCTTGTTTTTTTGTTAATTGTAGAATCTTGGGCACCTTTTTCTTTAATACCTGCGGGTGAGAAATTCAAAGTATCTATCCATTTTAATAAATAAGATAATGATTTAGGATCTAGAATATTGTCTTGTATGTAAATATAGTCCTGCATTAGGACTTATTTATACTATTTTATGCTTTTTTTAAAGGTAATTGATCTAGACTTCTAAATGTGATTCCAGCAGCTTCAATTATGCCACTAATAGATCTTAATGTGTTGCCAGATAAATCAATAGCATCAACAGAATCTGCATAAGATTTCCAGTCTGCCTCATCAACTTTACCCTCTACACCATCTCTTATTGCTGCAGTATAAGCATCTAATTTTGCTCTTGCTTGAGCTTCAGTTATTTCAACAACTGGAGCCAAATCAGTTTCATTTATTTCTGCTATAACAGCATTTCCTGCACCATCATGCACTGCTGAGTGAGTGCCCAATCTAACGTTATTATATTGCTCTTCTGTAACAGTGCAAACAATTTCTGCGTGTCTAATATTAGAAGGACAAACTTTTTCTAAAGCTGCATCATCTATTGCTATTGAACCAATACAACCTTGTGTATTAGCAGGTGTATCTTTGTCAAAAATTATATAACTCATATTAAGATCCTATATTTTCAAATATCATTAAGAAACCTGCTGTGCCCCCGCCTCTATTACCGCCAGCTCCAACTCCCTGTCCAATCATGTATGCTCTATTACCATCGACACTAGAACCTGGATTTGAGTTTGCAAAGAGTGTGCCTGCTGGAGATACTGTGCAAGATCCGTCATTTCCACTTTGTTGAGAGTACATTCCTCCATTACCCCCACCAGCTGAAAAATCTGCAGGTGATCCAACAAAAGAACTTTGTCCAGCATTACCTGAAATTTCACCATTATTATTTCCTTGTGTACCAGCTCTATAAGGCACTGAATATGGGTTGGATACTGTTATTTGCGCCATTCCATAACCACCTCGTCCGCCATTTCCGACATTTGGTCTTCCCCCATCGTCTCCTGCGCCTCCGCCTCCGCCAACACCAAAAACGTGTAATCTTGTAGAGGATGCGTTTGCAGTAAATGTTCCAGTTGCTGATCTATTTGCTAAAGCTAAAACATAAGTTCCAGCCACACCAGCAGATCCAGACGAAGCCGCTGTTAGTCGTCCTTGAGCATCAACGGTTATAGTTGCTGACGTAAAAGTTCCTGCAGTGACAGTTGTGTTTGCAAGTTGATCTGCGCCAACCGCATCATCTGCAATCATGGCTGATTGAACTTGAACTTCACCAATTGTTCCCGCAGTAACTGCTCCTAAAACTCTGTTTGCTGTAGTTGTGTCTTGCATTTTTGCAAAGGTGACAACATCATCAGCTAATTTTGCAGTAGTGTCGATTGCACCGTCTGCAATTTTATCATTGTTTACAGCATCGTCAGCTATTTGAGCTGTACCAATTGTTCCACCTAAAGTGTCTAATGAAATTTCTTTTAAGTTAGTTCCGTCTGCATAAGCAGCATAAATTTTTGCAGCGTCTAAAGTAAAACCAGTTCCAGATGCTGTTTTGATTTGTAAGTTTTGTGGGTTTGTTAAACCAGTTGCATCAAAAATATAAAATTTTTCTATTCCATCTGGCACAGTGCAAATTGTGCTTGAAGCAATAGAAGCTGTAGCAAATTTGATAACCATATTTCTTGCATTTGATAATGTTTGGTTTGTCATTGCAAGAGCAAGAGTTCCACCACTTGAAAGTGTTACTTGTTCAAAACCTGCAATTGCTTGTTGAATTAAATTTAAATTAGAATTAGTTTTATCACCCCAAGTACCGGCATTTTCACCAGTTGCCATTAACTCGAGTTTTAAATCAGTAGAAAAAGTCGATGCCATATTTTTATTTCTCCGTATATATTTTATTTTACATTAACTAGGCTGCAATATCAACCTCTGTCCATGTATTAGAAACGCCTACTTGTACCTCGTTCCATGATGTAATATTAGTGCTTCCAATAGATGAAGTCAAGGCTATGCCAGTAGGTAAAACTTTAGCATTTCCTACAGTGCTTTCTTCACCTAAACTCAATGCTAATGATTGTCCAGTGACCCCTACTTGTTGTTGAGGTATAGCTCCAATTGATCCTATAGAACTAGTCATTGACTGACCTGAAACAGTCTCAACTGTGCTTTGAACTAAACTCTGATTACCTATGCTTGTTGTAGCTGTGCTTCCTGTGACTGGAACCCCTAAAAACAATCCTGCCACCACTGAACCAACAGAAGATGTTAAAGATTGTCCTGTAACACTCTCAACAGTTGTTTGAACCAAAGATTGAGTGCCTAAACTTAAGTTCATGGTTTTTTCACCAGCTTGAACTATAGTTACGCTAGAATCTATCTGAATGCTAAATGTTCCAACAGCTGCAAAATTTAATTGTTGACCTGTTACACCAACTGTTACGTCTGTTGTTGCTGTTGAATTACCGACCGATGAGGTTAATACTTGACCAGAAGGTGCAGCTGAATATTGAACTCCCCAACCACCATTACCCCAGTGATCTCTGCCCCAACCTACATTAAGTTCTGCATCAATTGTTACAACACCAACAGATGTTGACATTAAGAAAGAGGTTGTAAATACATCTCCAAAAATACCCCATCCACCTGTGTTCCAAGAAGGTCTACCCCAACCAGTTGTGGTTCCTGCGTACTCTTCTTCTCCAATAGATGTTTGTAAAAGTCCAGCTGTGGTAACTGGTGCATATGTAGTTGCAAGGTCGCCCCATGCATTTACGTTCCATTGATCTCCACCCCAACCTACACTTATTTCAGCATCGATTGTTGGAGAACCAGTTGTTGCATTAAGACCTTGTCCAACTCCCCAAGTGCCTACGTCCCACGCGGCTTCACCCCACGTAGTTATTTGTCCAGGTGCAATTACGTTAACTGTAATATTTGACACCTGGACCTCCTAAAATTATGCTATTCTTAATATTGCTGCAGACGTAGTAAACGCTGGAAACTGAATTGTAAATGTTCCAGAAGTTGCAGTTTTATCTCCCCCAAAATCTAATACGCAAACGGCATCAGTTGTACTTGAACCTGAGCCAGTTGTTGTGTTGTAAATTAAAGCTCCTCTTGCGGTTAGTGTAACTCCAGTAAAAGACAGAGCAGCAAAGTTAGTAATAGCTGTGTTAGTCGCTAAAGATGTGCCTGAGTTTACCAAAGCTTTACCACCAGCAGAGTAACCTCCAGTTGGGGATGAAACTTCTTGTGAAGTTGTATAGTTTGTTGTCGACTTCCCTAAACTTGCAGAGTTAGTGAACATTGCTAATTTATATGTGTCACCACCTGGATTAGAGAAATTATGTTTTGCTTCTAATAATTCTTTCTTAAAAGAATTACAGATTGCATTAGTTGTTATTGCCATTTTATTCTCCTTTAAATAGTTGTGTTAGGAGACGGTGAAGGCACTTTTAATCTTGGAACGCCATCACTATACTCCCCACGTCTTCTTCTGCCCATTTGTTGTAGAGCAAAATTTTGTATCTCTTCATCATACTTGCTTTTATAGAGGTTGTACAGATCCATGGGACCTTTTAAAAATCTAAAAGCCTCTGATAGTACACCATGTAATAACATAGATTCTTGATATTGAGCTAAATATGTATTGTTTGATGAAGTAAAATGCGGAGGCTCTTTTATGTAGTTTACTTGAACCGTATCAGCTGCTGCTGGTGTAGGGGCAACCAATATTACTGCTCCTCTTTGAACACTATCATCCCAATTAGCCCAATACTTAGGAGTTCCTTGCGCATCAGTAGGATTAAATTCAGATATAAAACTCGTGTCCCTTTTTTCTAAAAAAGTTCTTGTCGTGCCTGATATATGTTCAACAGATCTTATTATGATAGAATCAGATGGTAGACTGACATATCTGTTACCAGCTGTAAAAGTTGATGTTGCATATTTTCTTATGTCATCATAATCAACTTTACCTGCTATATCTAATTCAACGTTTCTAATAAATTGATCTAACAAAGAATCACTCAATACTGAGCTTGAAACTTCAGTGTAGTTTCTTACTTGCGTTAAAAAATCTGCATGCGTTATTGCCATTATACTGTTACCGTTACCCTTCCTATTAAAGCATTAAGTTGTCTTCTTCTGTTCTGCAAAGATGGATTTGCAGGTTTCATCGCTGAAGTGCCTTGTGTTAGAAAAGCAAAGTCTCCAGGTAAAGTTAAATTTGCTATGCCAACAGACGCTCCACCAGAATCTGCTTGTATACCACTTCTGTTAGTTGGTTGTTGAAACTTAATTGGCCTTACATCTTGTAAAGCTATTGCATCTGCGCTAGTTCTTCTTCTTCTAATCTGTGGTTGTTTAGGTTCAAATTCTGATATATGTACTAATGAACCATTCCATTCTTTAACCATTTCTTTATATGGAAACTCCATACCAGATCTATCAGATATGGCTTTTGCATATTTACCTGTAGCAAACTTAGCCATATTACACTCCTCCTGTTGTTGGATAGAATGATTGTGGAGTTATAAATGTAGATGTTCTTTGACCATCTTCATCTAAAGCTCTTTTTAATTCATCTTCATAAACTAATTTATTTTGTTGCACTAATTGTGGAGCAACTTTCATTGCTAAATAATATGCTAATCCAGCACACATGCATGGTAAAAATCTAAAAGCAACGTCAGCTTGATTAGTGTAAGCACCCGCATCTTCAATCCTTTTAATTACATAATATTTTAAGTGTGTATATGTATTAAGGTCTGGAGCTTGATATAAATAAATTTTAGGAGTTGTGACTCTCTCAACATAATATTGAGATGAGGTTCCTGTATTTAATTTATTTGGTAATGCAGCATAAGTTGATCTATCAATCTTTGTTAATGACACATCTTGAGTCGCAGAACTTTCAGCACTTATAGAACTAGAAGATATGTAAGCTTCTAAAACATCGCTGACATCTGAGCTAACTGTATACTCTGCTTGTCCAGAAACAAGCGCATTTTCGTCTAACTCAACTTTCCATAAATGAATACCTCTATTTCCCCACTCTGCAAATAATAAATTTAAACTTGTTCTAGCAGATCTAAGGTCATAACCTGAGTTAGTTCTTATTGCACATCTTTGATATCCTTCTTGAATTATATCATCTATGTTAAGATTAAAAGCTGTAGTTCCTGATGTTCCCATTATAAAATATCCTTATAGTAATCAGCCATGCCACCTTTACTTTTTTTAGCAATTTTTTCTAAAGTTGCTGCTTGAGCTGCATGTGCTTTTGATGCTTTTTTTAGTTTGTTAGCAACATTTTGAATACCACCCTTAGAGTTTAATTTTACTCTTTGTTTTCCTTTACCAAATTTCTTATCAAACATTGCTGTAGCTTTATCTTTTTGATTTTTAATATAATCAACTAATGCTCTTCTAGATTTTCTCATAACTCTAGTAGCATCTTTTCGACCAGCTTTTCTAGATTTTCTTAAAACATATTGAGTCATATTAAATAATTCACTTGATTTAGCTCTTTGGATATCTAGTTTTTTTAATGCTGTAATTTCTTTTTTATCTATTCCACTTCTTTTTTTTATTTCTGGATCATAAACTTTATTAATTTTATCAATAATTTTTTTTCTCGCTGCTCTAAATGGTTGAGACCTCACAGCAGCCTTGATGCCTGTTTTTAGTAAACCCCCAGCTAATTTTTTTTCAACTTTAAATACCATGCCTACTGGCTTAATACTTACAGATTTACCTTTTTTCATTCCAGGTAATTTAGGCTGTATTCTTATAATTTTTTTATCTTCTTTTTGTTTCATATACTTATCAAACTTTTTATTTTTTCTTCTCATTCTTTCAATGATTCTATTAATTGGTTTGTTAATTCTTTCAGCCATTATTTAAACCCTTTCAACAAATCACCATAATAACTTTCATAACTTTTGTTAGATATGTATTTACCGTCTATTTCTGATTTTATGTATGAACCGATATATGGCTCTGGTTGTAATCTTGTACCTGGAGCTTTTGATGTTGTTTCACTAAATTGTGCTCTGCCCATAGCAGCTTTTACAACTTTTTTCTCAACACCTTTTATAGTGCCTTTATTTTTAGAGGCATAGAATACAGCTTTACCTTCTTTTTCACCATATTGATCTTTCATAGATCTCATTATTTTCTTGCCTTTTTTATTTAGTGGCATCACTCCTCCTTTTGAGCCCGGGCTTTGTGATCGTTATGTTTCACCTTTTTCCGGTTGTACAACTTCTTAGATAATACCACCTTTAATTTGTATAATCTAGACCTAAGATTTTTTGCTATTGGATTACCCAAGATCCGTGGCATTTCCTATGATTGGTTTATATTTTACTTTACCATCTTCTCTGTACGCTCTTAATAATTGTTTTCTTGGATTTTCAGATACATAGCTGCAGTGGATCCACCCGCTGTTTGGTTCACCAGGAGTGTAAAACTCTAATATCATTTGGTCATACGGAAGGTTTGCTTTAATCCAATCAAAGACCTCAGCGTTGCTGGTGCCTAGACA